ACCAATGCTCCCCAAGCATACTATACGCAAAACAGAATGATCACCGGAGAGGACTATAATATTAGTCCGCTGGCAGTTACTCAACAAGTTGCAAAAGTTAAAGCAATTAACAGAACAAGTAGTGGTATCAGTAGATACTTTGATTTAATAGATCCAACTGGAAAGTATAGTGCTACTGATTTATTTGCCGACGACGGCGTAATATATCAAGAGCCACATGTTGCTACTACTACATTTACGTTCAATACTAAAACAGATATTGAAGGTATCATTTATAATACAATTTTTCCAATATTAGACGATCCTGATTTACGTAATTTTTACTATGCAAATTTTATCAATTACATTACTGAAAGTTTAAGTATTCAATGGAATAATATAACAACTGACAGTAATAGTTGTACTGGATTTATTGGAGATTTTACAGATAAACTTCCTTTAAAATTAGGATCATATACTAGTACAGATCTTGTATATTTTACAGCAGGCTCTTTAGTTAAATTTACAGCACCAGCTGGCACGTACTTTGACACTAACAACTTAAATGCGTTAGTTCCAATTGTTGCAGGAACTAACACACCTCCAGGATGCGTAACTTACTTGTGGGCACAAGTTGTGTCAGTAAGCGGCGATGGAACCGCCAAGGGAACAGGTAAGCTAGATACTGGGTTTGGCCCAGTTATATTAAATCAAGTAGTGCCAACAAAAGCGATTATTACACAGTTAATTCCGCAGTTAGCAGTAACTATACAAAGTTCAGTTATTACTACAATGATTGATTTAATTTTTAATAACAAGCCATTTGGGCTACGTTACAATCCAAAAACACAAAGTTGGAACATTATATTTGAAACAAATTTAAATGTAGTAGATGCATTTACATTGGGCAATCAGGGCGACACTACTAATACTCAGCAAGATTCTAGCTGGGTGTTATTATTCACAACTAATAACGAGTACTATACCGTAGACACACGACTATTAAGATATGTGTTTGCAAGCGATAAAAAAGTTACGTTTTATTTTGACACTACACAAAAAGTATACGACAGTGTATCTAGTAACATGATTACAGATTCGTTGAATATATTAAGTATCAACACTCGTCCGGATAGCATTGAGCCGTTCTCTCAAGACTCAAACTGGCAAATTGTTTCGACCTATACAGGCCGCGACGGCTATACTGACCCAGCTAAAATTGTAGTAACATTTGCCAGCAAAGAAAATAATGGTATAGTTGATAATCCTCAATTATTTTTAGACATTGTTGCACCGTCAGTTAATTCAACTACAAAATATATTATACAACAAAAATATCTAATAAGCGAAGGTCAGGAAGATTACAAGTATGTAGATAATTCTAAAAATTTAGTAAAAATATTATCTACAGAAGGTGCCGCTTATCCGTTATCACAGTGGAATGATAGACAATATTTTTACTTTGTAGACAAACAAGTTGTTAAAAAATATGTTGCATCTACAACTGCATTAGTTCCTACATTGGATTGCAAAGTTTATGTTGGAAGAGACAAACTGAAATTTCAATATACTCATAGTGCAGACTATGATAGTCGAATTGATCCAGGAGCAAGTAACATTATTGATGTTTATATTTTAACAATTGATTATGATACAAAATATAGACAGTGGTTAGCTGGAGCCAATGTTTCCGAGCCATTACCTCCTAGTAGTTCAGAATTAAGTAGCTTGTTAAGTTCTAACTTAAATTTAATTAAATCAATTTCGGATGAAATCATTTACCATCCGGTGAGTTATTTGTTATTATTTGGAGCACAAGCAGATTTAAGTCTACAAGCCACTTTTAATGTGGTTAAAAGTCCGTCAAGTACAGCTAGCTCAAATGATATTACAGCAAGAGTACTTGCTTCTATTAATCAGTTTTTTGCTTTGGAAAATTGGAATTTTGGAGATACGTTTTATTTTGCAGAACTTGCAACTTACATAATAACTAAACTATCTCCCGACGTCACAAATTTTGTAATCGTACCAGTCAAGGGTGATTTGTATTTTGGAAGTTTATTTGAAATACAGTGCCCAAGTAATCAAATATTAGTTAGCTGTGCTACAGCTGAAAATATTTCAATAGTTTCAGGTCTAACATCGGATAATATGAAAACAGTAGTAGGAACTTCGACTAAATCCTTAGTCTCATCGCAAAACATTACAAGTGCAACTTTCGGAGTATCGAATGGCTAAATCTTCCGTTGGAAAATCTGGGCTTAGTGTAAACTTTCTTCCTGAATTTTATCAAACACCCGCTAATAAAAAATTCCTACAGGCTACACTTGATCAATTGTATCAACCAGGCAGTGTTGCAAAGGTTAATGGATACGTAGGAAGACAGAACGCAAAAAGTGCTACAGGGCAGGATGTATATCTTAAAGCCGCTGATGCCACACGACAAAATTATCAATTTGAGCCATCACTAACAATTGACGATGAACTGGGCAATACTACTTTCTTTAAAGATTATCTTGACTACATTAATCAAATACAAGTGTTTGGCGGCGATGTAAAAAATCATGCTAGATTAACCAAGCAAGAATTCTATAGTTGGGATCCTCATATTGATTGGGATAAATTTGTTAACTTTCAAAATTATTACTGGTTGCCTTACGGCCCAGAAAGCATTAAAATCTATGGCCAACAAAAGGCCATCACTAGTACATACACAGTTAGAATTGAGTCTGAGTTAAGCAATAACGAATATGTATTCACTCCTAACGGATTTACACGCAATCCTGTATTAAAACTGTATCGTGGCCAGACTTATAAATTTGAAATTGATAGTCCTGGTAATCCTTTCAGTATTAAAACTGCCCGTAGTCCTGGCACACTAGATCGATTTGAAACTGATGGCATTGATGCATATGGTGTAGAATCTGGAACAGTTACGTTTACTATTCCTTTAGATGCTCCTACATTGTTGTACTATCAAAGCGAATCAGATTTAAATCTTGGCGGCGCAATACAGGTATTATCTATTTTAGACGATACCTATATTGATGTTGAACATGAGTTATTAGGTAAAAAAACTTATAAACTTAGCAACGGTACCGAGTTAAGCAATGGAATGAAAGTGTCGTTTGGCGGAAATGTCACGCCAGCAAAGTACGGCACTGGTGAATTTTTCGTTGACGGAGTAGGAATTGCAATTAATTTAATTTCAACTAGTTCTTTAGAAATCATTAATTCGTATACTCAGGAAATCACAGTACCGTTTGACAGCGATAAATTTGACAATGGACCTTTCAGTGATTCTACAGGGTTTGCTGGACAAGCAGACTACATTGTAATCAATCGAGCAACAACTGATCTTAACAACTGGGCCAGATACAATAGATGGTTCCACAAGGATGTTATTTTAGCAAGCGCATTGTTTAACGGACATGTCGGTAGTTTGGATCAAGAGGCTCGCGCTATTAGACCTATTATTGAGTTCCAGGCTAATTTAAAACTTTTTAACTTTGGCACAACTACTGTTCAGGATGTAAATCTTATTGACGATTATACTACTGATGCATTTTCTCTAATAGAAGGAAGTCACGGCTATAATGTCGATGGCGTACAATTAGCGCAAGGCCAGTATATTATCTTTACAGCTGATCCAGATCCATATGTAACAAACAAAATTTTCCAAGTAGAATTTGTTGATGTGTTGCATTTAAACTCTGGCAGTAAGCAAATACATTTAAAAGAAGTACTAACACCTGTATTAAACGATGTGGTATTAATCAAGAACGGTGTCAAGAATCAGGGTAAATCTTACTGGTTCGATGGTACTACTTGGAAGCTAGGCCAGCAAAAAATTAAAATTAATCAGCCGCCGTTATTTGATGTAGTTGACGACAATGGCGTAAGTTTTGGTGATACTACTGTTTATAACGGTTCGACATTTACTGGAACTCAACTGTTTTCTTATAAAGTTGGCAACGGTAAAGTTGACGCTAATCTTGGATTTCCTTTAAGCTATAAAAATATCAGCAACATTGGCGATATTGTTTTTAATTTTAATCTTGCTACAGATTCATTTCAGTACAAAGAAGTTATAGATCTTATTACAAAGAATATTAATGTTGGTTACTTGGTACAAAAAATTTATGGCGGTAAAATTTCTTATGTAAACGGCTGGCAAACTTGTAAAACTACAAATGTCCAAGCGGCATTAAGAATTTATAGTAATAGTGGATTGACAAATAATTTTAGTATTGATATATTTGATGATATTACAAAACTAGATGATTTGGTAGTGCGTGTTTATATTAACGGTTATCGAGTTGATCAAAAATTATGGTCTTTAGTAGATACTCCGCAATACAAACAAGTAGTATTAGAAACACCAATTAAATCTACTGATATACTAACAATTCGTGCGTTTGCTTCACAGCCAATTAATTCTAACGGGCATTATGAAATACCTGTAAACTTACAAAATAATCCTTTAAACAATATAATGGGAGATTTTACTCTAGGGGAAGTAACTGATCATTTATATTCAATTGTTGATAATTTAGGTACAACTTTTGTAGGAAGTTTTCCTGGCGCTAGCAACTTAAGAGATCTTGGAAATATCACTCAGTACGGAACAAAATTTGTACAACACAGTGGCCCAATGAGTCTTGGAATATATCATATCACTTCTGCTAATAATAATATCATTCGAAGTATTGAGCAAGCAAGAGATGATTATAACGGATTTAAAAGAAATTTTCTAAAAATAGCAAGTAATTTAGGTGTCGACGGCGATCCTGTAAATCTTGTTGAGTTAACACT